CTAATATCTGCTTCTTTTTTGCTGGTAATCGTTTTTAATTACTTGCATATCTAAGTATTCTTTATAAATTGTTTTTAAATCTATATCCTTCTTTTCTACTTTCTTACAAAACGCTTTTAACTTATTCGATTCAAAAATTTCCGAGAAAATTTTCTCTACCGCACTTTTCTTTCCCTCAATATAGCAAATGTATTTAAAATCATTAAAGCTATATTTTCTCATGACATAATCTCACAACTAATAATATCGTCTAAATTAATATCAATTATTCGTTCGTCAAACCTTTCAAGTGATACAATATGCTTTCCATAGTCTAAATAAACAGGCACTACATACTTGTATCGCATGTGGTGATTGTTCTTTAAAAATAATATTTCTATTGACCAATTACGCTTGAGAGCATCTGTTAATACTATTGAATGCTCTAAAATGTCATCAATTAAATTATACATTTTCTTCACCTCTCGCTAACATTATACGAACAAGCGTTCTTTAAATCAAGCGAAAAAAGAACTAAAATTTCATATATATTTTTATTGATGTAAAAAATAGTTTATGTAATAATAAACTCCTAGATGTTTTTTGTATCTAGTAATTTCATTCAATTTTTAGCGGTTTTATATGACTGCAACCTCGAAAAATTTCGGGGTATTTTTTTGTTTCCATGCTCAAATATAATTGACTAATCAAATATATCGTGCTATAATATGTATATAGTAAAGAAACATAAATATTAATAAAGGGTGATTGAAATGGCAGAGATGACTAGCAAGCAAAAAGAATTTATAGACCAATTACTATTAGAAAAAGAATGGGAACTAACCAATGATTTACAATCATATAATGATGGTGAAGCAACTCAGGAAGTTGCAGCAAATATCATTGAATACTTAATATCTTGTGATGATACGGCGAACGCAGCTGCGATTAGAGTGCAAAAGATGAATAGAATGACTGATAGACAGAGGAATTTCATTACCGAATTATTATCAGAAAAAATCTGGAAAACAACTTCCGAAATACAAATTTTTCTTAGTTCGAATAATACAGAAGTTGATAAATATACAGCATCAGTGATTATTGAGTACTTACTATCTTGCAAAAATAAATATAACTTGGCAATTTAAAAGGAGGAAGTTAATGATGAATTTAAAAACTATTTTCGAAAAATGGGGCTACGGGCATTTGAAGGAAGAAATTGAAGATTTAGAGGATGGCTATGAAGTAGTAATAAATGTAGTAGATAGAGATACTTTTAATCTTATGAATGATTTAAACGAATCAACTAAATTTACTGTTTATGAAGATTGCATTAACGATACTATAACAATAGCGCATAGCTAAAAATAAACGTATGGAGGAATAATAAAAATGGCAGGATTTATTAAAAAATACTTAGAAAGTAAAGATTGGACAATTTACCAGCTAGGTAATGCAACGGGACTTGCACATCAAACAATAAGAAGTGCTGACTCAAAAACTGTAGACCAAATATCTGCGAAAAATGTGCGTTTAATAGCAGAGGTCTTTCAATGCACTCCTGGCGAACTGTTAGATGAATTCTACAAAATCGAACAAGAAATAATGCGCTAAGCTTCTTTTTAGCGTATTTTTTGCACAAAAAAAGCCCCCGCACAAAGCGAGGGTTTGTTTATTACTTGTTTTTAAGCTCTACATATTTATCACTTGCAGTGATGTAAAAAGTAGCGCCTTTTGAATTTTTAACTTTGTATTGATAAGCCGTGCCGACTTTAATTTTTTCGACAATCGTCGGGAAGCCAATGCCTTTATTAACAGTGCCTGCTACATCTTTATCTGCCCAAGAAGGCTTACTATAAAATCTCAAATTAGCAGCTTTAGAAACTAGTTTTTTATTCTTATAAGTGTTATTTGAAGTTGCTGGTTTAGAAGGTGTTGTTGGTTTAGCAGGAGCGGGTTTAGACGTTGTTGTCTTCGGAACAGAATTCAAGCCTCGTCTTTTTAACCATTCTTTTGTGATCGACTCTATAATTGCTTTTTTATTGTTTTTCCAAATAGCTACATCACTCGCGGAATCAATGAAAAATAGCTCATGTAGTAACGCTGGTGCTTTTGTATCTCGCACAATGCCTAAACGCCCGTGACGAGTTGTAGTATCGCCTTTTGCACCTCGATTTTTTAGCCCTTTTATCGATCCAGCTTTGGCCACAGTAATCGCGTCCTCTTTTGCAGATGCAACACCTTCGCAATAAAGTGTTTCTGCACCTTGTCCGCCGCCGGCATTTGTGTGTAATTCCAATACTGCGACAACATTTTCACTGTTTGCGTATTTAATCCGCTCTGATAAAGGTTTACCAAATCCGTTAACTACAGAATGCCCGCATGCTTTCGCGTAAGCTGTCGCAATTTGCGCGGCTTCTTTTGCTACTGCTTTTTCAGTAAGTCCATTCCCGCTCGCTCCTGATTCGCTTGTTCCGTTGTGTCCTCCAAAAATTGCCACTTTTGCCATTTCTATTCATCCTTTCCAGGTTCATTATATTTTTGTGCTCTTTCACTATCTTTTATTTTTGCTGTTGTCGGGTCTTGAATAATTCCGATTAGAGCAAATATAGAAGTAATTACAGTGATCAGTCTATTCAATAATTCGTTGTAATCCCATTCAATGCCAAATACGTAGAGTACGGATTGGGCAATTAAAAAAAGACCGCCAACTAGAGCGATCACCCACACGGGATTCTTAAAACGAACAATCCAATTTATTTTCATGATATTCCTCCTACAATACTAATTCTTGGCCAACTTTTAATTTATAAGAATCTAGTTTATTTTTTTCTGCTAATTCACCAACTGATAACCCTAATTTTGTAGCAATAACTGAAAGTTTTTCATCTTGTTTCACTACATAAGTTTTTGCAGTTTGAACTTCGTTATTTGTAGTTTCTTCATGTAACACTGATGTAGATTTAATTTTTTTTGCTTTTTGCTCTGACATTTCCACTCACCTCCCTTAATCATTTGAAAATAAATTGTCCCCAATCCCAACTTAGAATTCCACCAAGGATAATGCCAATTAATGCTAAGACGGAAGTAATTATTTGAACGTTACTAAACTTCTTATGTTTCTCTTCTGACTCTTCATCGCTTATGCTTTTTAATGTATTATCGATTGAGTGTTTCACATCCGCAATCTCCAAATCATGTTCGTGCAACTGCTTTGTTGTTGATCGCGTGTATCGTTCGAGTGTGTCCGCCATCTTCTGCGTGTTTTGAGCTGTCTCTTTTGATGACGTGACCATCGGAATCACCAGAACTTTCAGTTCTACTACTTCCTCACTGATTTTATCTACTTTGCTCTCAACTTTATCGACTTTTCTTGACATCTCTTTTTTTATATCAATTCCATGCTCAAACAACTCTGCTCTGGACACATAATCTATTTTTTCCTTTTCGTTTTCCATAATTCCAAGCCCCCCATTACCGCAACAAATAGATTAAAACATGCGCTTAGAGCATAGCGGCTGGGCAATAAATTTGTAACAGCACTCTCTGAGCTCGCTGCTGAATATAAGAACAACACTATCGCACCTATTGTCCCGCCAAAAATCAAATTTATAAATCTCGCATTTGATTCTTGAAAAGATGCAATTAATATCAAAGCAGCACTTAAAATAAACAACAAGCCCCACGTGTCAATTGTCATCAGATTGTCCATTAGCTGGTATGTCCTGCTTTTTTCAACAATTTTATCACCAGATGTCATTAAAAAAAATCCAGTCAAAATGTTATAAGATGAAACTGATAATAAGAAAAATAACGCAAAAACTTCTTTGTAATTAGTATCAAGCATTTGATTTATATACTTTTTCCATCTCGTTTTCATTACCCCATCGACCCCCTTCACTCTGACAAATTACTCTGCTAATTCAGCGCAATCTGCGTCAATTAACAATGCTTTTACTTGTGCTTGCAGTAAGCGTGGTACTTCTTTGAATGTTTTCTTACCGTTGAGAATCAAATTCAAATAAATCACAGCCATTTTCTATTCACCTCCTTAAATAACAAATAACCTATAAATTCGCTTCGTACATGTCTACCATCGCGAGTTGTGTGTCAATCAACTGCTGTCCTAATTTTGTGTTTTGCTCATATAATTCAACTAATGCTTCCTGCGTAGTTAGTAATTGATCTGCTGCGCTTGGTATTGCATCTTGCAACGTCTTTTCATACTGAAACTCTTTTTCTTTATTTTCGTCAAATATAAGTTGATTCGCAATATACTTATAACTAGCAAAACCTCGTTGGAAAAAGGCATCGTTTTCGTCTATATCAATTTTTTTGCCCGGCGTACATTCGCTTGTCGAATAGCCAGTTAAAAAACCTTCGTTATTTGTAGTAATGTATATTTCCATCTCGTTCACACTCCTATGATGTAGCGTAAAATAGCATCATTTGCATTTAAGCCACTTGAGTTTAAATCATGTCCTGCAAAAGTTGTATCAGTAATGTAAAGAGTCTTTATTGTTATGCTTGTCACGGAAGCGTTGAAGTTCGTTGCAACTGGCACATTTACGTTCGCTCCTGCATGCTTATTAACAAAAATTTTAGGAATGAATGAAAAGTCAAAGTTATAATTATTAGCGACACTCGCTGACCCAGGGAGAACATCATAATCACTCCAGATGAAAATTAAACCTAAATTTTGATCAGAAACTTTTTGACCGTTTACAAACTTGTAGGTACTTCCTGAAGGCCATGTTGCCCCTTCAAATAACACATTTTGCGTATTGAACTGCTCTTTAATTGCTGCTAAAACACTTGCGGGAGTCATTAGTTTGTTACTAGCAATACCTGCTTTAGCTTCGTCCAGAGATGCAATTCCAAAATTTTCCACATCACTTAAACCAAGTTGAGCTTTTGTTACACTGTGTGGATTATTTGTATTTCCTGTATGATTTATTAAATCTGCATTTAATGCAGCAAGTTCTTGTAGCTCCTTCAGTGCTGTATATGTGCTATTAAAATACCAGTTAAACCAATCGGCTGGCGGCTTAGTCCCCGCCAACCATCCATTTTGAATGGTACTATCCGGGGGCTTTGTTCCCGTTGCTTCCCAACGAGCTAAATTTGCATTAAATCGTGACATAATTATCGCCTCTCTTTTCTTTTAAATTGGTAACTTAAAGTCATCTGATGGTGTAAATAAACCGCCTAAAGTTCCTCCCAGAATTTGATCAAGTTCCGAAAAACCGTCGTCGCTTATCTCTTCCGTTGCTCCTTTTGCAAAAGAAAAAGAACCTTCTAAATTGATGTATGCTACTCTAACACCACCAGATTTCAGACTGTTTACTAGCTGTAAAAATTGATTAGTACTTAAGCCGACTGCATTCAGAGCAGAAAGAGGAATCTTTTTAATAATTATTGCAGCAGGCTCATGTTCATCTGATGAATTAGAATCGTTAGCATTGATTATTTGAATATCTTTATAATTGCAATCTAATGATTTTGCGATTGCATGGATGATTTTATTTGTGGTTCCGTCACTTGCGTTTCTTGCAACTTTTCCACGGATTAAAACACGATATACCTCATCAGTAGCTCGTCCTCTGTTCTGGCCAACATTTTCTCCAAGGTTATTCAGTACCTTCCCTTGCGCATTATCAATATCTCGCCATGCCTCTGTTTTTTCAAGAGCCGTAGTTAATGCGGAAATTTGCTGATCTACAATAATAAATAATTTTCCTATGTTACTCTTTTCTGACTTTGTAAAAGCATCTGTTAATTTCCCTAGAAAATCTTTAACGGACATTTATTGTCACCTCAATATCTTCCCAACGAATAGAAGCGGCTTCATCAGTATTAACTAAAATGTCAGCAGATGCTAAATTATTGATATCTTTTCCTAACTTTACATTCGCAACTGTAATCCCAGGAATTTGATATAAATCTGGATAGATGTAAGAATGGATAACCATCTCCCCCATGTTTAATGAATTTATATAATTTAGTACAGCTTGTTTTATTACGTCGCCGCCATCGTCTTCAAATTTAGAATTTACATCGACGATAATATGAGCGTATATAGATAAAGAAGTAGCCCGATCATAATAAACTGAATGCTCAAATCCGGATAAATCTTTTACTTTAACCGTTACTTTACCAACCGTTTGTATTCCAGCAGCGACACTATTAAAAATCGCTTCACCAATTTCTTCGTCAATTCCTCCGAGACAGTAAATATGAACTGATTTAGCAGGGTTATTATACGCGTCCAAATCAATACTATTATTTTCTATTATTGATACACTTCTAACACCTGATACTTGATTTAAAGCTGAGATAATTCCGTTTACCGGTGGACCAGGACTTGCACTAGTAGCTAATCTTATCCTTGCCCTGTAGCTTGTATCATTTTCTTTTTCTGAACCACCATCGGCCTTGTTAGGGTTATTAACTGTTAAAATATCTTCACTTGGTTCTGCTACAACTGTAATAGAATTAGCAGGAACATTTGCTTTGTCTGAATAGATTTGTGATATAGCTTGCCCTATTCCATGCCCCTTGTCATCGAGTGTAACTACATCAATCATTTCAAAAACGACATCGTTCTTTGTCTTGAATTGAACACCTTCTTCGATTGTGTAGCCAGCATTACCAGTAAGTTCTAACGTCACTACCGCTGGCATTGCCGGCTCACGCAAAACGCTGATGTTACTTCCTAATCTATCCAGTTGGACACCGTCAGCAGAGCTTATAAATCCACTGTTGTACACTCTCTCAGCTAATTCATGTATAAGGGCCATAAACCAAGCGATTATTCTTAAAAACACTCCCAGTGCCGAATGAGAGCTTAAGTTAATATCCTCACCAAAAAGCTCTTTTGCTTTTGATTCCATGTCAGTAAGCAATTCATCGTATGTCTTTCGTTTAAATCCGTGTTCGTCAAGCATTTAATATCACCTCTTCCACACTCACAGGACCATCTAAGCCTGTCATTTTTATGCTTACATGTAATTTTCTAGTATCTTTGTCAAAATCAAAAAGAACGCTATCTACACTAGATATACGCTCTTCTTGTTCTTCTATAGCCGTAATTACATCTTGTTTGATGTAATCAAAATTGGGCTTCTTCGTAAAAAGATTTTCGTGATTCATTCCTGAATTCTCATCAAAATAAAATTCACCTTCACGTGTCTGTAATATCATCCTGACACATTGAACAATATCATTTACGCCATCAGTCATTAATATGTCGTTATCTGAAACCACTATATCTCCGTTGCTATCTATTAGTAAATCTTTCATACGTCCCACACCCCCACTACAACCGCATCATTAACACTATGTTGTCTTGAGCTGTCTGGTTTAAAGTCAGTTGATCCATTAATGTTATCTAATTCGCAATCAGAGAATACTATCGCTACTATCTTTCCTTCAGAAATATCTTCCTCTGTGTGCTTTAAAACTAAAGCATCTAAAATCATCGCTCGTTTTGCTCCGTTGGGCTTTAAATTCAATGGCTGCACATCCGCACGTTTATTGCTTGCATCATAATTAACGACTCTGCACATAAGAAGTACTGATACACTTGAATTTACTAATCTAATAAATGAATCAAAGAACTTTGTATCTTGTGCCATCTATACCACCTCACACTGAGTCGTGAAAGTAGAACCATCATAGTTGTGCATTCCATTTTTGACTCGAAATGTTCCGTTTACGGTTTTAGATTTTAGTGTAATGATAGAAGCTGTAGCAATTCGATGCTGTAGCAAGGACTGAAAGCTCCATCCCGAGTATTCATCGTTCTCTAAACGTTCTGGTGATGATATCAAGCCAGTGCTGCTGTTTAGTGTAAAACGTTCATCATCACCGGATTTTATAGATCGAATGACTAAATTACCTCGTCTATAATATATTGCTGCTTTACAGTCCTTAACTATCTCTTCAATCACTGAAAGAGCATCTCCGTCCGCAGTATACCCAGATTTATAAATCTTATTCGTTGGTAGTTTTATTTGATAAATTTTAATTCCTGCTTTGGTAGCGATTCTTTGGATAATTGATTTTGCAGACGTTCCTTTTTTGAACGTAATATTTACATCTTTTTTATCCGAGTAATCGACGCCTTCGGAAAATTTAATGGTAGTTATTTTGTCTACACCGCTTGGCACAGTATACACTTTCGTAACTTTACCTTGTGATAGCAAACCTTTATCTCCTTGATATCCAGCTGTAACCGAAATAGTAGAACCTTTTTTTATTTTATTAGATGAGTTGCGAGATAAGTTATATATAACAACTTCGCATTCCGCTGGTTTGGGTTCATCGGAGAAAGGAATACTAAAATTAATTTTTAAACTTCCTGAAGCTTCATTTTTTTCATGAATAGTAGCATATTCACTTCCGTTGTTTATATGCACATAAATTTCTCGCATCCATAACATTTGAGTCATATCATACTCACCTCATTATCCAACGTTGGCAATTCCGTTTCTGGCGCAAGATCATCAAAATACAAAAAGACGGTTTTTGTGAAGTTGTCCTTTGTTATTTTAGTTTCTTTTCCTGATTCGTCTAGAGGTACCAAGTCAAGAGAAGGGAGTCTATCGTCTATAATATCTGCCCAAAGCCGTTCGTTTAATACTAGACGCTCTCCCAAAACGATTGGCTCCCCCTCGATATTATATAAATCGACAGAAAACAAATCTTGTGATTCTGCATAATTAATACCGAATAAAAAGCTTCTGTCATCATCGAAATCAAATTCGAAAAGTTCCGGAATATTATCAAGTTCCACTGGTATATAATTTCTAATAGCCACTATTTAACCCTCGCTCTCTTGCCGATTGGAATACGCCTGTCTGGCCATTTGTTCCATTTCCTAAGCTGAGCGATACTTGTACCATATCGCTTCCACCACTTCCAGTAACAGTCGCCTTTTTTCACTGTTATATAAGTGCCAGGACTTTTTTTTGATTTGACAGGTTGCTTTTTCCCAGAACTTTTCTTTTTCTTTCTTACCCAAGGCGTCGATGCGCGCCTTAAATCCCGGAGTGATACCGTAATCTCGAAACCATTTTTTATAGTATTATAGCTTTTTGATAGATTACTGATTAGTACGTTTTTGAAATATACGCGACCTCTAAATGATACTATAGTGCCTTTTTCTGCATAGCTTTTTAAAGTAGCATAATCTTTTTCAGCAGTAGCTCCTAACAAAAAACCGCTAATTTCTAGTGTCTTAGTTTCGCGTTGAACGTGATCTGAGACAGGCGAACCCGTTTCTACAGGATTATCCGTAATAGTAAACGGAGAAGACTCACTTTCGTTTGTATTTACTAATTTCACAGAACCTATTGTTGCTACCATTAATATCACACCTCCCCAGGACTATAAATTCCAACAAGTTTTTCGAATAATTTTTCCATTTCCGCTCGAACAGTTTTACGAATAGACGACTCGCTTTCGCTTGATCCACCTTCAACAGTTATATTGATAGTTGGATTGAAGTTTATAGTTGTTCCACCCGAACTTTTGTTTAACATCTGCTTCGTTTTTTGAGCTGTATGGACTGTTCCGGCCGTATCAGTTTCAAATAGCTCAGGTCCTTCTTCACCAACCAAAACAGTTTCATTAACCGGTGGCCGTCCGCCACGCTTATATCCTTTGTAAGCCTTGCCTGAAGCCAAAGCCTTAATACCAGGTACATTGAATACAGTTCCATACCGAGCCTTAATATATCCTATTGCAGCGATGATGTTATCTACAGGATTTAAGATATTACCATGACCTTTCATTTTATACGCGTTGAATGTCGCTGGAATCGTCTGCATAAGACCTTGTGAGGCCATGCCGCGCTTGGCGTTAATATCCCAGTTATTAACCGCGTTCGGGTTTCCGTTAGATTCTTTCATTGCAATTGTGGCCAATGCGTTTGACCAGCTAGCAGGAACACCTGTAAGACCAATTGCTTGTTGAACCCATCCGTTAACTGCTTTAGAGCCACCTTTTCCATTAAATGAGCCACCGCCAAGACTACTACTAGGATTTACAGGTTTACCGTTTTGGTTTACTTGATAGTGTACATGTGGACCAGTAGAGCGCCCTGTGCTACCTACTAAACCGATGATTTGACCTGCTTTGACAACAGAACCAGCAGAAGTTAAGATTTTAGAGAGATGACCATATAAGTTTTCTATACCTTTCCCAGCCGTAATAGATACTAAATTACCAAAACCGCCAGCTGTGCCCGCGCGACTTACTTTCCCGCCATATTGAGCAGGAAGAGGTGTACCCGTTGGAGCTCCGTAATCTATCCCTTTATGAAATTCTTGTTTTCCAAACACTGTTCGCGGTCCATAGCCGGACGTCATTCTAAATGGTGAACCAAAGTGAGGAGAAAACATCCCGCCCCCTTCTCCGCCCCCGTCAGATGTCATAAAGACATCAGCAAGTTTTTCTTTCAACCAATCGCCTGCGCCCTTACCAAAATATTTGAACATTCCGCCGGCCATGTTCGCCATAGGTGAATTGTTAGGCAACTTATTATATTTCGCCATCAACTTGTTAACTCCAGCGACAGGATCAGTTGCGAAATCCCAAGCTGAGGATGCAACATCCTTAACTTTATTACCTGCGTTTTTGACACTATCTATTGCATTTGAACCAAGGCTTTTCAGTGACTCTACTGCTCCATTTGTCCCTTTCGCAAAGCCAGGTAAAACCGTTCCTGCGCCCATTCCGCCGGACATCATTTTTTTAGACTCAGCATGATTGAGGATTTTTGTTCCAGGGGCTACTGTAGTGATTTCCGGTCCATTCTTACCAAGGATTCTTGCTTGTGCTGAGTTCTTGTTATAAGCTATCTCAAAACCTTCCTCACCAGCCATGATCTGACCAGCTGCACTATCAGAACCCGTATAATTCATAGCCAAATTTCCTGATTGCGAAGTAGAATGATATGTTTTTTTATCTTTTGCCGACAACTTGTTTTCTTGACTAGCTCCAATATTTCCGTTTCCTAACAAGGGTATTGAACCAATGCTAAAGAACGACAATACTTTATTGACAGCTGTAATCACATTGTTAACCATTTTGTACAAATTAGTCTTAAAACTATCCCACACGCGTAAAGATGCATCTTTCATTCCACCGAAAATATTAACTGTCGCAGATGACAACTCATTCCATTTTCCAAGTGCTGCATCTTTTATACTATTAAACGTTTCTGATGTCGCTTTTTTAAATTGATCCCATTTACTTAGAGTTTCCCCTGTTTCCCAGTCGACTTCCCTTAGATGTCCTTTCGCTTGTTGTTGAGCTTCTCGTACTACATTATCGTGCATCTTTTCAGCTTCTTTAACAACGCCGTTCTTCTTTTTCTTCGCATTTTTCAGCGCATCTTGATATTCTTCTTCTGAAATTTCACCTGTGACAAATCGCTTTTCATCAAGTATTTTTTTAGTCTGTTTGTACTCTTTGTTAGCTTCTTTTACTGATGCATCCCTAGCTTTTGCGGAATTTTTAACAACACTTGCGGCTGCTTTTGCTGACATTTTTTCTTTCGAGTTTTCTAAGTTTCCTAAAATTATCTTTTGCTCTTTAGCTGAAGCAGTGAGAGCAATAGCAGCTTCTTTTCTTTGTTTCTCTTCTATCTTCCTAACATCTTTTTCATAAGAGCGTCGTTCAGAACGTCGAAATTCAAGCGTTGTAGTTTCCATGCGCTGAATTTCTTTTTCTTCATCTTTTGTTAACTTGCGCTTCTCTTTGCTAGCTTTCTGCTTTATAGCGTTAATTCTATTTTCCGCGTTACGTGTTATCTCTTCTTGCCCTTTATAAAATTGTCTTTCTAAAGCTTTTAATTCTTCGTTATTTGCTTTAATATCTGCTTTATTAATTGATGCTGTTTCGTTATTAGTGTTCTTCTTCGCACTAGCTTTATCCTTAGAAACTGCCCCCAACGCAACTAACTTATCCCAGTCTTTATTGGCTTTAGCTGATTTTTTATCTGTTGCAGCTATTAATTGATCAGACATTTTATCGTATGTTTTTATGTTGTTTTCGAGTTCTTTTTCAGTAATTCGACGACCGGATACCATGATTTCAACACGGCTATCTTGCATTTTCTGCTCATTTCGCAAGTACTCATTCATCGCTTTGGCAGAGTCTTTAGAAACGCCTTTTCCACCCGCATCGATTTTGAGCGGGTCTGCAACCATCGCTTTCGAGATATTCCAAACAGCTTTATGTGTGTCGCCTACTGCTTTAATGCCTTTTTTTGCTGCATCGATAGTTTTATTTATTACATTTATATTAGCCCCAAGGATCGGATGCTCTTCAGCAATTTTGCTTAAGCCTTTCCAACCTGTCTTGAATTTATCTAATATTTTTGGTCCTTCTTTTTGAACATATTTCCCTAATTCTTTACCTAATGCAGTTCCAGCAAAAGCGCCAATTGCCCCTCCAATTGCAGTACCAATACCTGGGGCTATAGCTGTGCCAATTGCAGCGCCCCCAGCCATGCCCCCTAATGAGCCTCCAAAACCGCCAGTTTTTTCACCTGCATTATCTTTGTTCATTCCAATAAGTTCAGTAGCACTTAATCCAACACCTAATACTCCAACTCCCGATGCTAACTTGCCGAATTTCCCCATGCTTTTGAGCCCTGTAGTAGCTTTACTGAAAAGTTTAACTTTCCCTTTCCCTTTTCCCCCAGGCAATGCAACTCCACCTGCACCGTCCGCAGTCGTTCCTATCGTAGACATTGCAACATTTGCTTCTGTCGCACCAGCCGCTGCACTTGGTCCGATGTTCATAAGTTTTTCATTCATTCTCCCAACAGCTTTTGTTACTTTATCAATAGTGTTTTTTACTAACTTAAACCCTAAAAAACCTGCCACACCGACAGTCGCATACTTAGCAATTCTTTTCATGCTATCCGGATTTTCACGCGTAAATTTAGTAACTGCTTTAAAAGCGGGAATAACAGTAGTGTTTAATACTATCCCTAGCCCTTTAAATGCTAAAACGCCGCCTTCGATGAACCCGGGTCCCATACTTTTTGCCAGCTCTTTCGCACTTGGGATAAGGTCTTTTTTGAAAAAGTCGCCGACGGATTCAAACACTTCGAACGCTGGCTTAAATTTCTCTTTCATCCCTTTCACAGCACTTGGGATATCCGAAAGTTTTTTCGTGAAATCACTAGCTTTTATAATCAATGGTGTAATAACTGGCAGCAAGAACTGGCCAGCGTTTGATGCTAGCTCTTTTACTGATTCAGAAAATACGCGGCTTGCGTTTGCGGCTTGATCACTAGTGTTTTTAAAATCTCCGTGCGCGTTTGTAGTCTGTTTCATAACATAGTTATAACGTAGACGTACTAGCTCATCTTGTTTCATGTCTTTCAAATTAACTTTTGCGCTTTCGCTTGTTTTAGCCTGAATTTCCTGTAATTTATTTTGTGCTTCCCTTGCTTCTAATGAATTTTTACCATGTTCTTTTATCGCTTCGTTTAATTTTTTTTGTGCTTTTTCACGTGCAATATTTTGCTTTGTAACTTCCGTGCTACTTTTAGCTACTTTTCCTGCACCTGTTTCTAAAGCAAATTGTTCTAAGTTAGTCTGGGTCATTACAATACCTAAACTTTTTAGTGCTTCAGTTTCACCTGTGAATACGCCGTTTAGGGCTGTATTCGCTCTATCAATATCAATATTCTTAAATGATGCTAAGTTCCCGGCTAAGTCGACCATAGAAGTAGACATCTTCTCAGCTTCTTGTGTATTCAATCCCATTGATGTTGACATATCACCGTAAGTTGCAGCCAAATCTAGTGCAGTCCCTTGCGCAAGACCGATATTATCCAGAGTTGTTTTAGACCAACGTTTGACATTTTTAGCATTTCCTTTAAATGCAACGTCCACTTTATTTAATGACTCATTTGTATCTGATGCATAATTAAACATTGCTTTCCCACCAGCAACCAACAAAGCGCTACCTACTGCAATAATAGTCGTCTTTAGTGCGCTGAATTTAGAATTAGCATTTTTAGTAGTTTTATCAATTTCATTATCTAACTTATTAACACTATTCTTTGCTGAGTCTACCGAGTTTTTAGTTTTATCAACTGCCCCCTTAGCAGAATTCCCAAATTGATTAGCCGAGTTCTTTGCTTCTTTAAAATTCTTATCAAGCTTATCTACTCGAGTCGCACTCTCTCTCACTTCATTTGACTGTTTATGTATAGCACGGGTGGTGCCATCAACAGACCTAGCAGATTGATTGAAGTTCCGTTCCATCTTGTCCGCAGAGCGAACGATGCGATCAGTTTCTTCATCAGCTTTCTGCAACATTTGATTATTGATTTTCCAATCAATTTCGATTGTTGTTTTTCTCAATGCGCCTGACATATCAGACACCACCCTTCATTAGTTCTATTTTTTGTCTTGCAACCTCACATAAGATTGCTAATTCATATGATGTAGCAACCTCAACTTCTTCTTTCGTTGCTATACCGGCGATTATAGGAAGCCAAATATCAAACTCTTTATTGACTTCCCGTTCAGCTTGTCGAGCGGTAGGAAACTTAGTTAAGCAATCCACCAAGAAAGTTGTCAGCTGCATTCATAACCTCGCGATAACCTTCATGTTCATCCCAATAATCTAAGTCCAAACCCAAAGGCTCAACAATTACATCTTTCATAATTCGCTCATAATATACAGAATCCACGATTACGCCATAGCCATTCTTAGACTCGTCTAAGATTGCTTGTGCAGCGCGAGTTCCAGGGAACTGGAATGTGTATTCAACCTTGTCGCTAGCTTTGAACACTTCTTTTTTTCCAAATTTATCTAAAGGTTTTTTTTCTGCTTTCGGAATCTTTTGTGCTGCTTGAGCTGCTGCTACATCACTTTTAGTTGCATTATTTTTCTTCTCTGCCATTGTTGTTTCCTCCTAAAAAAGCGACCAAAAAGGTCGCTTAGTATAATATATTTTATGCAGTATGTGTATAATCTAGTACTTTGAAAGTAAATGACCTTGTCCCAACACTTTTACCAAAACCTGCGTCTGGTAATTTTTCAATAAAAGCCATAGACCCACCAATTTTTTCTTTTCCATTAATAACGTAAATAGGAACTTTTAGCTGTCTATTTGCTATATCAATCAGCTTTGGATAACAAGGTGATGTCTGAGCTAAATCAACTTTGATCGTACCCATTTTGTCATTATTAACAGCTGCTGACGAATTACCTTGTGCGTCTGATTTAATTTCTACATTGTTTGAATCTTTAGAGCATGAAACCATATCCCCATCAGAAAAACCAAAAATAGAAATTCCGTTGATAATTGTCGATACTGTATTTGCATCATATGTCGCCATTACTTCACTCATTATCTTATTCCTCCTTTTATACTTCCACTTCGCCGTATACATCCACGGAATGAATAGCTCCGGAACGTTTGTAGCGGAATGATAGCCCTTTATAGTTTCGTTTAGCAATATCGTCATCATTTAAATCTGAACGTTGAAGCGCAGTAATAGAAAAATTGGGCTCCCCCGTCTCGTCATTACTATCAATGATTCCGTTCGCAAAACCTTCATTTAAGACAGTAGTCAACTCACTTTGAAGTAGCGCAATACCTCGTGCATCAAAAGTAAGTTTGTCTGTTTCTGTAAGCAACTTCTGAAGACGAGTTTCAATTGTTGCTTTGATCCAATCATCACCATGAATGGAGTCGATGAATTCGCCTGAAACGGTTTTTCCTTCCGAAGTTTGCGCAATGCCTGCTTTTTCGATATAGCACATGCCTCCCGCTTTTTGAATTGCATCAATTTCAGATACTTTTAGCTCTTCTGATGTGATTCCTGTAAGTCCATGACGGCCTTTCCATGTTGCGGAACCAACCGGCAAACTTGCTACATTCCCAATTAGCGCTGCATCTAGTTTTTCTCCAGTTTTGCTGTGAACAATTGCTATAGTACGTGTGTTTTTTGCAAGTGGTGTAATATCAGCGACAGCTGTAACTTGGAACACCGCAAATTTAAATTTCTGTTCTTCGATCAAGTTTGATAACGCAAGAGCATCCGCAGCTTTATACTCTGCAAGCAAAGCAAAATGCCAAGATTTCAAGAAATAAGCTTCTGCAGCTTCTAATAATTTCGTATCCTCGTAAGTGATGACTGCCACCGTGTCGGGTCTATCTTTTTGAAGAAACACTGCTTTTGCTTTCGCATAGACTTCTGTAGTATCTGCAAACGTATCTTTCAATTCTTCGAGAGTAGTGTATTCCTTGTAACCCATCGCTGTCCCTTTGACAAAAATCGCAGGACGACCAAGTCCAATGCGAGGTGACGGATACAATACAGAAATGTGTACTCTTACATCTGTAATAGTTTCTACCATTTTTTTATCCTCCTAGATTCTCATTTGTAAAACTGATATTATCAATTTCTTGTATCTCACTTGAATACGAATCCACTACACGCAATCGCAAATCAATGCCTGCTGAGCGCTCATATTCAATGCTAATGAAAGTATCGCGCAGCCCGCTGTTTTGAACACTGACAACAACAATACCCCCGTTTTCTTGCATAAAAAAACGCCCTTTTTGGGAGCGGAAATACTTATTTGTAATGTTGGCCAAATTTAAGGCTTGATGGCCAGATAAAGCTCGCCATGTAAGCGAGATTACAATCTCAAATTGCTCCCCTTCCACTATATCAGGACTGATAGCAATGTAAGGAGATGTTATGGTGTATTGGCAAAACGGATATTCTGGTTGCTCTCCACCACTAGCACTTTCAATAAGTTGTAAACCACCAGAAAGCTCATTAACAGCACCAATCAAGGTTTTAACAAGTATTCCATAATCATAACCATCATTTGGCACTAACGCTCACCGCCTTGCATCCATACTGAGTAACGTCTGAGTAATCTGTGAAAGGAATTGCATCCTCAACAGAATACGATATTCCTTTATGGATCACTTTGCTTTTTAACGGCAGAACTTGACTAGAAAACCAAATCATTTCGTATTTTTCATACCTGGCAGCTGTGTAGGCAGAAGTTTGGGGCATTTGAGTCATGAGCGAACTTGGAACGAAGGGTTCATTAACTTCAATTTTAGAAGTTTCGTCAAGCTGACTTACTACCCACTCGCCGTTAACGAATTCTCCACCATTTTCTTGCTTTGGAAAAACTGTCAACGGAACACCAAAGCTGTCCAGTAATGATTGGAAAACCATTTTTTCCATTATGACTTCATCACCTTCCAAGTAACACTATTTTTCATTTTACCGGTGACAATTAAAGGATTGTTTTTTCTGGGGTTTCTGGCCAAGGTCGCTGCTGATTTGGCCGGAGTTTGAATCTCAACAATTTTCATTTGTATATCGTCCACAATTTTGGCGCCTAATCGGTTATATACCTGCTCGGCGCTTAATTTCCCGTGAATAATATCATCAATCCATCCCTCAAACAACTCTCCCCATTTGTTGCTTTTTTCATCAAATGTGGACCTCAAAAAAGAACGTTCCGGAATATTAACTTCTTTCTTTAAATAGAACATGACGGTCAATTTACCATCAGGACCTGCTACAGCAAGAATATTTTTACCTCGTGGTTTAAATAGACCAGGAATATCTCGCGCTCTCCTATCACCAGCTTCTGGTGTTGGTATGGTTAGATACTTGCCTTTCGGGCGTATGGTTAAACCGAATTCGTGAACACCAGCAATCATTTGAATAAAAGAATCATCTTCACCAAAAAGACCGATTTGCAAGCTATAACGGTCTAGCTGATCCAGCTCCCTTATTGCTTTGTTCATTGTAGATTTATCAGTAGTTACCTTCATCAAACCACCACCATGCTAATTCCCGATCCGCCATTTGCTTCCTTAAGCAATCTTGCATATTCTTGGCCATACTCGGTAGACAACAGTCCAGAATCTCCTTTGACTTCGTAATATTCCCGCTTTAGAGAACCTACTGCTTCCGACTTAACATTTTTATTTGCTAATGTTGCAAGATGTGCAGCAAGGTACCTATTTGCTCTTTCTTCGAATTTTTCAGGAAATCCTTTTTCTTGTACTTCTAAATATGAATCATCAATGTGTACTTGTAGAGAATCATCGGAGACGCTTGCTAATGCTGATGCCGTTAATTTGAGCTTACTAACGTCTGTTTTCATGAGTTACCTCCTCATTTACCAAAATCCTCTTCAGGAACATATCGTTCTTCTTGTGGCGGATTGCTAATTGATTCAATTTGCTTATTAATAGCATCGATTACAGTTTTCCGATTTCCGTTTGTAGTCTCTTCTGCTAAAAATTCGTTTAAGGCTCCTAAATCAAAAGTATCCTTGACTAGCAATGCCGCTTTCGTAGCATTGAAATCATTAAGGCTAGAATCTTGTTGTAAATTGTCGGGTACTTTTAACTCATTTGAATCAATCAAGTATTGATTCAGCGGATGTTTAAGGGCTTGTTCCAATTCTTCAGCATGTTCAATATCAATATTGTTTGTTCCTGGAACTAATCTCACTGTTCCTAAAAAACGCACATAATTTCCTGTGTTTTCAATAATCATTGTTTATTCCTCCTAATAATTCTTAAATACCGTCAACACGAACAATAGCAGCTGGGAATCGAACCACTACACCAGCTGTTCGCTCTTCAAACGGAACTTTAGTGCGCGGGAAAGAATATTCTTCTGGATGACGAGTAATATCCATCGGAATAATTAACTCCGCTGTTTCGTTTGAGTCATGAATTACCGCAAAACTGTCAGAACTCGAAGTACCCATACCAGCTAAATCAGGCACACGAACAATAGCAGAAAACCAAGCGTTATCCTGTAGAACTTTCAGTACAGAGCGAGAATCTTCGTTACTGTAACGTTTTTTATTAATTAATTCGAATTGCTTCGGTGGTAAGCATAGTTTTAGTGAAGCTGTACCATATCCCGGCAAAACAGTAATTTTAGTATGAGCCGCTCCAATTTCATCAATAATCTGTTCTGCGGTTTTCTTTTCCCATTTGGAAACATTTCCTACTCCGGTTGTCGGAGATACATCAATCTGAATGCCTGTAGCTTCAAATGCCCCTTTGATTGCATATTTCTTTTCTCCTCTAAAAGCAATAGAGTTTTCTTTTTCTGCAATTGCTCTACGAACTGTTGCCGCTTTTGCAGCATCTACTGTAGTTCCTTGCATACGAGCAGCACGCAAATCTTGTACTGTGTAAGACAACCCAATACCGATAGAATAGATAGGTACGGACTTACGTACCATGTCCACATCAACAAGTGGAAGGTCATCTGCTCCGTTCGCAATTATTTTTGCAGCTCCGGAACGTGTCATAACATCAAATGAATACGATTCTGCGCCTTCGTTCACATCGAATTTTTGCGGGAATACGCTCCGTGCGGTTAATTCTTCTTGTTTCGGTTCATAAATAACATTGTCAATAGCTTGTAAGTCACGTGCTTCAATTGTTGCTGTAATTTTTCCTGGCATTGTTCTTCCTCCTTTTGCCTTTAAGGCAGATTAATTTCTAATTTTGCTAATCCATCTTTAGATGTTGTTGATTTAAATACACCAATTACACCTGTTTTAGTTGTTTTTGCTGTTGTAGAAGGTAAGAAATTAGAGGTATCTGTATTAACAACTGCTTTTTCTCCAGATTTCACATCCTCATCCACAATAACTGTAATTGTCCCTTGTCGTAACACCGGCACCGCTTCAGAAGGTTTATAAACACCTACTTTATCATCTGTATACTCATCTACGTAGTTCTTTGCCACAGCGACTCCATAAAAATCACCTGTAGCCTCCAACGGGCTAGCCTCATCATCGAGAACTTGAACGGCTTGGCCGAATTTAATATTTGCTTTTACTGCTGCGCTATCAACTTGCGAACGTTGATAAGAAGCAATTTTACCTAAACCTAGCTCAGGCATCATATACTCTTGTCCGGTTGGAATACTCATTATTTGTTATCTCCTTTCTTACCAAAATTTTGTCGCGCTGCTTTTTTCTTTTCAATTTCTTCTAACTCTTTTGGATCAGGCTTGCCTTTGCCAAAGTTAGCATCTGCTGTATATCCCTTGGCACCTGCTGTAACTGTCATCGCATCATAAAAAGCATTAACATATTCATCTGATTTGTCTTTAGAATCAAATGAATCATTCGATGTTTTAATAGCAGCTTCTTTAATTTCACGAGCAGTTTTCCCTTTGAAATCAAATGAATCACCAAGCATCACTTTAGCAGAATCTAATAATGCAGCTCGTTCTGTGACCGCATTTTCAATATCTTCCTTCGTCATTGTATTTTTGTTAGCTTCTTCCAGATCACTTTCCGCTTTATCTAACTTTGTTTTTAATCCGTCACGTTCTCCCTCTAATGCATCAACTTTAGCTGCTTTAGCATTTGCTGCATCCAGTTTTGCTTCTAATGCGTCAAATCGTGACTTAACAACTGAATCGACTTCATATTCTTTGCTATCAATCTTGAGTACTGGCATTTTGTTTCCTCCTTGTTTTTTCGTGTTTTTTGAATCAATCATAAAAGCAGCTGAGTCGCCTCGTATTGCAATTTCAGGACCCACGCGTCCTTCATCTACAATTGCTAAATGATTAACTAATACAGATTTTTGCACGGCATCGTACCTTTCGCCTGCATAAGTACCACTTTCTTTTACTACTTCCGATTCAAAGCCAAGGGACAGTTCGCGTTTACCGTCTTGAACAGCTTGTATTGTCTTAGAGTCTGTAATAGTAAAAGATACAAATAGCTTATTATCACTTACGCACGCGTCTGTATGCGTTGTTCCTTTTGCATACTTTTGATGATTGCTTGCATTAACTGGTTCATTCGGATGGTCATTAGTAACTGGCTTTGCATTGAGCGATTGAATAGTTTCGCTAGCAAAAAGGTTTTCGGGTAATTTAGCTTCCAGCTGAATACTGCCGTCCGCTCGTTGATAAGGAAATACCCCTGGTCGAGTGACTGGTGCCTTAACAGTTAAGTAACCTTCTTTAGTAACTTGCATATTTGAATCTGTAATAAATGATTTATCAAATCGTTGCACCTTCATTTCATATTCTCACCACCTTTCAATTTTTGGCATAAAAAAGACACTGAATCATTTATCAGCGTCTTTTATCAATCGTTTAATTTCATCCCACTGTTCTTTCTCTGTTGCGTCAAGTAAGAATGGCGGGTAATGTCCATAAAGTTTTTTATAACGTTCAAAAAGTATTTTTCCGTCTTCGGTGGCCATCATGCTATCAAGCCATTTTTTGTAGTTAATCACTTCAATTCACCTTCTAACATTTTAATGAACGATCCGTAAATCATCGGAAATTGTTTTTTTACCATAGCAATTGATTCTTGTTTGTTCATTGCTAGCATAGCAAATAAATTTGCAAAAATCTCTTTTTCAATGCTCCCTTTTCGTTTCCAATATGAAGCGGCATGTCCTGCATTACCTTTTACTCTATTTTCCGTAAGTGCCGAACAAATATCGCTAAAGTAATCATCGTTTGCCCATTTTTCATGACTGAACAATTCATTTATCTCATCCCACTTTGCAACTTTCTTCTCTATCTGAGTGGAAATAGTAAAACTTTTATTTTCCCAAGATTTATATTTCGCATAATCTATCAAATGACCAGATTCGTGAAGCAATATTTCTTGTTTATTATAATATTTTAAAGCTTTATTACTTGGATTAATAATTATCTTCTTGCTTGAAGGGCGATAAGCATATGCAATATTATTATCTCGTACTATCTCAAAAGAATTTGCAGTAATGTTACTACTTATTAAGTCCTTAACATTATCCGGAGCTTTTTGAGCAGCTTGAGCTACTTCGCTATAAGCGTTTTTTAATGTTGCTTTATCTTCTAGCTCTTGTTGTTTACGCTCATTTGTTGCAGCTTTAACTACAGACTCATCAAATTCAGGACCAGCAGTGCAACGACATCTATAATCAGTTCCAGGAATCGGTGCAGTTGGATCATCATATGAATAAACTTTACCATTTCTTGCGTGGTGTGATGGTCTAACCGCTGCATCTCCTGAATCTCTCCAAGTAAAGCCGGGTATGCCTGCTTTCTTATGCCTCTCGGCTGTCATCTGCCCAAAGATTGTTCCGGTCTGGTCATTAGCGATAAATTCAGCTTTATTTTTTGATGTACCTACTTGCGTAACCAGTTCATCACGCATATCTTTTAATGATTGGCCACTTTTTACACCACGCAAAATTATTTGTTCTGTTTTGGCGTTAAATTCGTCTGCAATTGAACCAATATAACTTACATTTTCGGCAATCGAAGCGTCCATGAACTCACTTAACCATGGTTCAGACTGTGTGGGCTCAATTCCTTGTGAGCGCACTTGATTGCCTATTTGTGATTTATTAGTCGTATTTATTGCTTTAACATGTTTACTTGCAATAGAATACTTGTCTCGCGGGTTGAATAATCCAAAACTTAGCGCCTTTACTTTATTTAAAACAGCTTGAACGGCATCACTTATACCATCTTCTCTGAACGCATCAGAGCGATTTTGAGACGTTTTTAGAATGGCACTAATATTTGTGTCAAATTCATGTAAAAACATGTCAGACAAAGCCGTGCTAAGTTTTACTAGCTGTTTAGTATAACTCTTTTCTAAATTATGTGGATAGCGAGTCGCAGGAACGCGTCTTTTAGCCATCTGCGTTCTTCTTCGCATACGCGTCATAGACAAGCTTAGCTAATTTATCAATTTCTGCGCTATCACCACTGAATTTAGAAGAATTCTCTAATCCGAAACGTCCAAAACGTGTTTCTTTCACTTCGTCAGGGTCTAATACACCATTTACAATATAAATCTGATCTGCTTCTGCAGTTAGTTTTCTAACTTCGGCATCTGTCTTACTGTCTAAGTTCCAGAGCGGATTAAATTCAATAGCCCATTCAAAAGAATCTGGATCAATACTCGGACCACAATCATCACTTGCCCACATCAGCAATCTTGTTAAATATTCCAATTGAGGTCGAAGTCTGTTTTCCTGGATAGACGAAACTCGCGCATAGTAGTTCATAACATCATATTGCGCACCTGTAAGAGTACCTGCTTCTTGACCTTTTAGAACTGTTTTAGGCATTCGAACAGCTCCTGCCAAATAATCCCATCCATAATCGAGCAAATCCTTCATTCCTGACACATTTGTCGATTCTTTAGTCAGCTGTTCATCTCCTTTGATAATTGCGAGTGCCTCAGTACGAAACATGAAATCTAGCATTGCCGTTAAATTCGCCTTATCATCCTTATTCAAAGCGTCTATGTCATCGGTTTTATACACTTTAAAAGCAAAGTCATACAAAATTTGACCTACAGACCAAAGCGATGTATCCATCACGGTAATAATATCATAAAGCGATTCAAATATGGACCTTCCTTTTGTTTCGCCCTCAAAACGCAATCCTTGCTCGTGTATTATCCTCGAACGGTGAATTTGTTCTGAAGTAGATGCTGTCGTTCCGGATAATATTTCTTCTCCTAGTTGGGACACGCGATTAACTTCAAAAAACTCAACTTCACCAAAGTGCTCACTAAACATATCTTGATTCAAATAGAGTTGAGTTACTTTCTGTGTATTAAAAGTATTAATATATGGAATACTTTTAATTGTTTTTGGATCGATAGCAGTGCTCAAATCCGCCTGTTCCCTATTACTTGATACTACGCCAATACTTAGAAAGCCATCGCCGTAAAGTCGTTTATCTGCATAAAGCTTCTGAAATCGATCCTTTGTTTTTAACTTACGCCATTTTGACTCGATGTTCTTTTTCATTTCTTTGTTATCAGTCTTTAAAGACCAACCTGCTCGAACCATATCTTCCGAGATAATATCTACAATATTCATAGCAATACTGTTAGAAGCATATAAATTCTCACATGCTTTCAAATCTAATTTTTGGCCGTTACCTGGTGTTTGCCTTGTTAACTTGTCACGAGAGTTTGCTTTTCCATGGCCAACCATGAAATCATTCCTATTAACTATCTTTGAATCTATCTTTGCTTGTTTTGCTTTATCAATTGAATACATCCGCTCACCACCTTTACATTAAGTTTTTATATCTATCTAACAACGATTGTTGACCTATCATTAATTTAACAAGTGCCTGGGTCATAGCATCAACGTCATCATCATGCTCCCCGTTGGGAAATGCCAGCATTTCTTCTATTACATCACTAATCCACGGAGCGTATAAAGGATGTGGAAAATACACGTTTCCTGACTCAAAAAGCGGTGTAACGGCATACGCCCGTGTTTCTTTCCCACCTTCTGGTTCAACGCCAATCATTCCGGTTATCTCTCCTTTTAATGTCTGCATAACAGCTGGACCATTAGCTTTTTCTTCAATGTACTTAGCAATAGCTAACGGATGTTTTATAGTAAGGCGCCTTACAGCATTTAAAGTCTCCGGAAGCCCCATCCTGTCATGTATGCGATCAATAAAAAAGAAATCAGCTTTTTTACGATTCCATACATGACCGGCGACAAAGTCACTTTTTTTTGTGTCTTTAAATGCCATATCCCACGATTGTGCCGATTTATCAAAAAGACGCGGCAGTATTGCCACGTCTTCACCTAAATTATATTTTTTTCTGAATTCTTCACTAGGGACATAGTACCTCAACCATTTTTCTTTAAAAATTGCCCCTTCAGCCGGACGCGGTCTTTGTTGGTATAGTGAAGCCCACGTTCGACTACCTACTGTCTTCTTCGTTATTTCAGCCCATTCTTCGTTATAGCCAAGCTCCGGACATAGCGCTTGGCCAATCTCACGTCCTAGTAAATCATTTTCCTCGGCAATAGCTGGTAATCTTATTCTTTCCCATGGTAGTGTATTTGCCTTTAACAATCTACCTATTAAGTCATCTTCATGCCACCGAGTCATAATAACGATAACACTATGACCTTTATGCAAACGAGTAAAGAATGTGCTCTCCCACTCCTGGTATATCTTATCCCGAATTGTCTTAGATTCCGCTTCTTCTCGGTTTTTAATCGGGTCATCGATAATTAATAAATCAGCACCACGCCCCGTTGCACCACCGAGCATGGAAGTTGAGTACATGCCGCCACCATATTGGTCAATGCTCCAGTCCGTGACACCTGAGTTAGCGGGATTGATGTGTATATCAAAAAGCTGATCACCCGCCATTTTTATTTTATCTCTGTTTTTTCGCCCAAATTGTTTGGCCAAAGCGTCAGAATAAGATGTTGTGATGACTCTTTTCTTAGGATTCTTCATCAAGAAGTACGATGGGAATGTTTCGGTAATTGTCATTGATTTACTATGCCGTGGTGGCATTTCGAAGATGTAATATTTCTGTTCACCGTCGATAATATGTTGTAACTTCTCACATATTAATTCAGTGTGTTCAAATAACTGGTAATCTCCAAAGTGCGAATAAGTCACGTAATCGCGATAAGAACGTTTAGCAAGTTCTATATCAAGTTCTTCCAACAAGGCCTCTTGTTCTGTTACGTCATTTTCTAAGGCTTGCTGCATAACTCCTCAACTCCTCTGTACTCATTCCCGAGAAGTCAGGCTTATTTACTGCGGTACTTTTATTTGCTTCATCTGGTTTATATAGCTTCTCGCGATTTAGGCTCGTTTGAGAGCGTATAAGACCTTTTTTTAATTCGGCTTGTTCTAGGTCGCTTTGTTGTTTAATTGCTCTGATTAGTTGGTTAGTGACGTTATTCAACGAGTTTTCAAGACTTAGTATTCGGTCGATTTTAGCAGTTACCTTTTCGCGCTCCTCAACGGTTACTAGCTCTTGTCTGTGAAGAACAACCTTTTTTCCATTCTTCTCACCAATGTACTCCTTTTCTCTTAGCTGTTTAAGCGTGCTTCTTTCAATATCAGACATTGATTTTTCAATGTTTGCGATGCGTTCCATCATACGCCGTTTTCTAATTTCTAACTCACGGATAGTTTGGTTAATGTGAGTTACTAAATTGCCGTCCATGCTCTCATACAACTGCTGCTCTCTTTCTGTTAAAAACTCCCAGGACAACGTTTCAAACTCCCCTGTGGTAACAGCGTTCTTATTGCCAATTGGTGCGCTACCGCCAACGTTACCAACCGCATTACCATTCCCTGGTGGTGCACCTCCGCGATTACCGATTGCGTTGCTGTTCCCTTTTAACTTATGGTAACGTTCCTTTTCATTAGTAACGTTACTATTCGATTTAGGAACGCTCTCTATTTCGTCATCGATGGACCATTTTTCTGTTGATTTCCACTTCCGTATCTGATTAGAAGAGCGGCCTAGTTTATTTGCAATATCAACCAGTTTCATTTTTCCGCCGGATTCAAGCCACATATTTTTCGCTTCAATTCTTCGTGGGTCGCGTTTCCTTGCCATATCACTGTCACCACCTGTCTTGTGTTGAGTTTGTTTTTACTTTACTTAACCCCTGTACACTTTAAACCAAGATGCGCCATCTTTACTTTCACTCTCCGAATTCTCATCCTCTACAGCCATGCCAGCAAGATTATTTAATATAAACACTACGCCTCTTTTTTCACCTTCTCCATAGTAATCGAATGTAATAATTTTCTCGTCAATCTCTACATTTTCAACTAGATCAAATTCCATCTCTTGTCCATTTTTAGTCCAAAATATAAGGGTCATGTTTATTCTCCAATCTTTCAATAAAAATTAATCTCTTCTTAGTAATCTATCTGCTTCGATTAGTGTTTTAAGGTCATTTACAGATTCAAGACGTATATTGCCTTCTTGTAGATTATTAAGCCACTTACCCAGCGTAGCGCGAATAATTTTCTTGTATTCTTCATCTGTCTTAACTTCTTCAAGAGCCTTGCTAATCTCTAAGTCTAATAATTCATCATTTGCGTTTTCGTCAATCGAACGCCTATTCTGTTTCGGCATTGCCTTTTCACCAGCTTTCTATTAGAATAGAAAAAGAGATAGCAATGTCTAAAACCTCGCGAGGTCTGTTTGCTATCTCATGGCCAGTGATGGCTCTATGGGAAGGGGTGTTAACGCACCTCTTCTTTTTTATCTTAAAAACGCTGCTACTGAAAGTAATTTAGGCTTTTGATTATACTTTTTAGCAATCTCTTTCGATCTAGTATTAAAAGCTTCCGCGTATGGAATTATTTGTTTCTTAGCTGTTTCTCTATCAATTAAATTTCGATGATATTTCATTTTAGCTGTGTCTGCTTTATCTTTTAATCGTTGAATATCTTCTCTCATGTACACCACTCCGTTTCCTTTATGCTGATACTGTAAGGGATATTCGTTTAAATGTCGATAGATTCAAGCGCTTCTTCTAAATTATCTTCCAGTATCTCTAAAATGGGGAAATGTTCTTGTATCTCATCAGGATTTCCTTTATAAAATACTAAAACATTTTGGTGAATACGGACTAACTTCCTGTTACGCATATTTCTGCGAGCTCTTAATGCTCCTGAACCTAGTGAGTTTAACAAAATCAAGTCATTATAGAAGTAAATACCATTCTTCTCAAAAATTGACTTAGTAAGACCGGTCAAATCTCTATAAAAACCAGCTTTATCTCGTACATCTGAAATAACCACAATAGCAAACCGATTATCTTTTAATTTATTCGCACCCTTATCTAATATCTCGGAATACACTTTAATAAATTCCTCGTATTCCATGTTGCTAATGTCTTCTATATTATCTGAATAAACCTCTAAGTCGAAATAAGGTGGGCATGTAAATAATAAGTCCGTCGAGTTATCTTCAATATATTTATCCACGTTTAAACTATTATCAGTAATCCAGTTAATGCCGTCCAGGCCAATCTCTTTAGCATTGATGTGGTTAGCTTCTACCTGTTCTTTTCTTAAATCAATTCCAGTATATTCGTGGCCAAGCACTTTTGCTACAATACCCCGAACAGAGCCGCCAGCGAATGGATCGTATATTTTGGCAGATTCTCCAGGAGTAAACCATCTATAGGCCAATTCGCAAAGCACGGGGTCGAAAATACTCGTTCCTGTCAAACTCGCTGACCGTAAGCTAGATGCAAACGTGAGATTACCTTCTCTCCCTAGCTCGCTTCTAATCCCTAAATTTTTCCATTGGTCCTTCCTATCCCTCCACCTCTTTGTTTTTGAATCTAAATAAGAAAACGGTGGAAACAAAAAAGACTCGAACAGATTCGAGCCTAACGGGTTTTCTTTTACTTTATCTACTGTAGCTGGAGGTAATTCGAATTCTTTAATTAATTCATCTATTTCAAGTGCTGAGAATCCTGTTAAATTTAGCATTTCTTCATCATTAATGCTTTTTAGTAATTCGCCTAATTTATCAGTACTCCATCCACCTTCTATTTTATTTAAAGCAATATTCAATGCTTTCTCTTGATTTATCTCAAGGTCAACTACTGATACAGTCAACCTTTCCAGATTTCCCTCAAGTAAAATTTTAAAACGCTGATGGCCACCAACTAGATTGCCGGTTTTCTTGTTCCAAATTAACGGATCAATATAACCAAATTGTTCAATCGATTTTTTTAATTTTTGATATTCTGGATCGTTTGGCTGTAAATCCATTCTCGGATTGTATGGTGCTGGGTTAATTTTGCTTACTTCTATTTCTTTGATAATCATTTTATTTCCTCCAATAAAAAAAGAGCCTTATTGGCTCTTCTAGCTCTTCTTTTCCTATATAGAAAATGATTTTTACATATCATTAGCTGAAATATTTAATTTGAGTTTACTTTTATACTTTTTATTTGATTCATCTACGACCAATATATCCCCCGCAATGGTTCCACTTACATTTTTTTCTTTTAACTCACTTTGGAAATCATTATAAACCACTAAAAAAGTAACTTCTGAAAATGGATCAACAAAGCATGGAAGATTTTTACCAGTAGCCAATGCAACTCTTCCTTTTATTGGTAGTTTTATTCGTACAGTTCCTGAAAAAAAATATAAATTACTTATTTGTACTGGAGTGATTTCCATATTTACAACAGTTACTATTAATGTTTTTTCGCCATACTCTGGGCTCGGATTCCATTTCACCACCTCTTTAATTTCATGTGAAACTAATAATTTTTTCTTGGGGTTCCTGTTAGCCAAATACAATGACGTTACAACCGCGAGTAATGTCCCGATTCCTGATACCCATTCTGCCATACTTCCTACTTCCATTCATAAACACCCTTTTTATTTTTAATATAACAAACAAAAAGTAACGTTTCAATCTTTAGAGGGCAATAAGGTATAAAGATTTCAAGGAACCACTACTTAACAAAATCTCATAAATCAATTGCAGCCATTCAATCCTAATAACTAAAAAACCTCCACATCAGAACTTGTCTGCCACTAGGGGATGGAGGTATTGACGTATTTCTTATTTTCTTGACAATAACATCTTACCACGGAATTCCTTGTTTTTTGTCCGGTAAAAAGCCGGTAAAAAGTCAGCAAAAAGTTTAATTTTATCTGGTAAAAAGCCGATTTTTTAAATATCCTTGTCGATAACAGCCTGAATTCCCACATTTTCAAGAATTTCATGTATAAATAATCTCCCTTTTTGAGTCCACTTGGTGTTTACTTTTGTTCCTAGACGTCCATTACTGTGAACTATGCTGACCGTTTCTGATTTAGTCAAACCTAAATTCATATGTTTTTTGTATAATATCCACTGCCCACCAACTTTGTGCTGCACCTGCTCTTCGTATAATATCTTATTGAGCTTATGTGCGGTCAAGTCATAATCAGCTGCAATTTGCGTAACAGTTATTAATCCAGGAGATTTTAAAATCTGATCATAATAACTCACTTTTGGTTCATATTCGGCTATAGTTTGTGTTTTTACTTCATTTTCTAACATTAACTGCTCATTTAGTTCAGCTTGTTTTGCTGCAAGTGTAAGTGCTTCAGCGTAAGTTCCTGGGATATAGAAAGTTTGCATTTCCTTTGCTTCTAATTTGTTGAACTTTTGTACAAATAAAGCTGTAAACTGAATGCCTTTTGCCCCAGTTAATTTATTCGCTATCATTTCACAGCCCATTTTTGTAATTTCATAGCACTTATAATCTTTCCCGGTGCCAGCTTGATAAGTAGATTCACTGAAAAAATCATCAGAACGCAGTTTTGCGTTTTGATTGATATATCTAATATAGGTTTCGATATCACGCAGTAAATCAGAGTGTCTTTTTTCTACCATTTCAGCAACTTCACGACTGTTTAATGTATTATTTTTATCTAATACTGCTAAATTATTCATTGTGTTCCCTCCTCATTTTTCAACTACTATATTAAGTTGGTAGGCTAAACGTTCAATTGCTTTTCTCTTTTCTTCTTTGTACTGCGAATGACTAACATGTATGGCCAACATAGCTTCATAATCACTATTTTCTTCAATGAATTTAGTTAGTATCACTTGCCTACTCCGTTCAGGAAGTTGGTTGATGTGATGATCAATCAATTTAACATATGCTTTTGCTTCATTTACTGCATCCACATTCCATATCGCACTTTCTTCTGTCGTAGAATGGAATTCATTATTAAATGATGGTGGCACTATGGTCAATGTAGAAGTTAACTTTGGCATTCTTCTCTCGCCGAGTCTAACTCTCATAATTTTATATTTTTCTAAAGCTCTTATTACGTTTCTTTTTGTTCTAACATTGTCAATTTGTGGTAGTTCGAACAGCGCCATCACACGCAACCCCTCCATTGTGGTATAATGATTTTGTCTAGGAATCACATTCCACGCCGGAGCGGTCGCTCTGGCTTTTTTTATATATTTAATTCTTTTACTGCTTCCGGACTTAAAATTATTCCATCAACATGGTATTTACTTTTAAATGTTAGCCATCCGATTTGGTGAGCTTCTGTGTGCATTTCTCGAGATAAACAGATTAATCTTGATTTACTGTGATCATAATTTCTTCTATCTCTTCCAGCACCTACGGAATCAACATGGTGTATTTCGCCTCTACGACCTGTTACAGCGCATTTTCTGTATTTGATACATAAGAACAGGTATCTATTGATATCATCCGTCATTTGCAGTCCTGGCGATGATAACGGTATATCAAATTGAAAACAAAACTCTATAATGGAACTTATGAAGTCACGAGCTTGTATTTTTGATAACTTCGCTGTACTGAAATCTGAAGGTAAATTCGCTTCAGCTGCATATGCTACTTTTAACGTTTCTTTAACTACTCGGCAATCATTGCTGAAGCTTCTCGGCTTTGTAGCTTCAAAATCGTTATAAGTGTGCTTTACTATGTCACTAATCAAAGCATGAATCATTTTGTTTTGCCGTAATGTTCGTTTTTCTGTTTTATACATGTCATCACCCTTTAAAACGGATATTCTCGCTCATTTGGTAGTGTACCCATGACTACAATTCCTTCTTTTTGCAAGTAGTCGGTAATATAAACAACATCTTCCCAATACTCTCGCCCAGTATATTCCCCGTTATCAAATTCTTGTAATACCAGCGTGTCACCCACTTCGAAATTACGATCATTCTTTCTTATTTCAAACGCTTTTACAAGTGTTCTTTTTTTCTCGAAAAACTCGGGTAAAATCTTTAATTTGTGTACTGTCATTTATAAATCACCTTTGTATTTCCGGTTTCTCGGTGTACTATCTCCATTCGATTATTAAGATTTTTTACTATGAGCCAATTATCCGGATTAAGACCATTATTTTTTAGCATCATTGCTTGGTTTCTGGTTAACTTTTTACCGTTTTTCATTATTATCTTCCTCGCAATCTTCACATGTTCTCGGATATCCCGGATTTGCATCATCTATGAATACTCCGCAATTTTCACACAAAATACCCTCTAAAATCATTTCAGTTGTTTCGCCCATACATTCGTCCTCCTATACTTTTGTTATCTCTATTTTTAGAATCCATTTCCGTTTTCCTCGCCATGTTTTTAATTCATGTATTTTAGTCATCGTCTTCCTCCCACTCGTCCCACCTATATGCAATTTTCTCCATAAATTCGTCTGCATGTTGATAACCAACTTCTATCAACCATTCTTTAGCTCCTTCAAAACTTAACTCTCCTGAGCCTGAGCCGAGTTGTTTAATAGCTACATTGAAATCGACTTCATAGAATGCTAACCAATCATCTAACGTTACAAGATTTATATCTAATGACCTTTCATTAATTAAATAATATTCTAATTCCTCTTTCGTCATGTCGTGATGCGTTTGCGCTTCTACTACAGTTGATATTCGACAATATAATCCGTTTGGTTGTTTAGCAATTAATCCTGGCATTATTTAACCTCCGATCGCGTAACTTTTCTTGCCAAACCCTTACTCAACTCTATATGAGCTAAAAAAGCTTCTTCATCTTCCGGGTCCTTAGTGCTTACCCCCCACGTGCTGAGTATTATATCTTGCATTAAGACACGATGGAGATGATAAACTTCTTCTCTCGTCATGATTAATTCATATTTTTTCATTCCAAACTCCTTCCGCACATTGGACAGTAGTTGATAGATACGAACAAGTAATCCACACCGTTAGACCCATAATAAGTAAAACTGAGGTCATTATCGTTATCAAGGCTAACCTCTGCATCCTCCAGGTTACTCACTTCGACACGTTTGCTATCTTTAACATCCGCACAGAAATCGCATTCTACGCTAACAATTCTGCCAATATTCTTCATTCCATTACCTCAAATCCATAACATTCATAGTCATCCTTCGTAATCTCAAACCATCCAACAATTTTACTTTTAGCGATTGGCTCACTTTCAAACAAAGTTATTCCGCAATCCTTCAACGCTTCTTTCAATTGTTTATCATCGAACTCATCACTAGCTGTTTGGGATTCATAACGCTTAAATTCAAACATTTCATCATAAAAATTTTCAATGTCTCCTTGAACACGCACATATCTTTCTTTTCCTGTTTCTAAATTTCTAGCTCTTAAAATAGCTTTCATTCCGCCACCTCTTCACTACTAACTGAAAACACATGTGGGTCGTCATATAAAGCGTTAATTGCAGACCGTAATTCGTTATCATCTTTTACCGTTCTTTCATATGAATCAACAATAACTTCCCCCATGAAACGTTGCTTGTATGTTATTTTATATACTTTATAATCTGTTTTTTTATCGTTCATTCCGACACCTCTTTCAAACATTTTAATATTTTAAGTATTAACACTCTTACAGATCGTTTTAAACGCCTTTGCAGAAATGAATATGTTTCATGTCGTCCATACTTCATTCTGCTTTATAGAGTGCGTATTCTGTCATATTCTCACTCATAATTTTTAATCTCTTCTAGCTGTTCATTCAGCTGTTCATTTGTTAAATGAAAAAACATGTCTTTTATAGAACTTTTTCCGTCATGAAACTTAACAAGTACGATAGATACAAAGTTAGAATTGAGTTCTTCTAACACTCTTGCTTGATAACTGTTTTCAAAACTATAAGCAGTTAGTTCCAAGCCGCAACCAGCGATTCTCGTTTTTTCTGTGATGTATTCTTTATACTCATTTGCAATTGTTTTCATTTGTGAGTCTCCACTTCCGCCCAAATTGCTAATTTTTGAATGATTGCCGATTGATTCTTGCTGTTTGTCATACATAACTTGCAAAGTCGCGCCATCGAGATTATTAAATTGCTCTTCTCTAATTTTACTTCCATGTTTGCTCCTCCTTATTCAACTATGCTGTAATACTTTTGTTTTACTTTTTAGTAATTTAGCCCACTTATTTGCGGCCTCTTGCACGTCAGATGTTGGCTCACAATTGTGCTTACCTCTCAGTTGATTAATTCGTCCATTTTTGTATTCAAGTGTATACAATGACTTTTCTAAGTCCTGCTTATCACGAACAAAAATAATCGTTGTTTTCCCTTCAATGTGCTGTTCTATATATCCGGCGCCACCGACACAATGATGTAAATTTTTTCCTTCTTTCACTATATCTATCACCTCTCGCGGTACGATAAAAGCATAGTTATCAACAACTTTTCCATAATTCTTTATTTTTTCGAAACGTCCTTTATATTTTTTCTCTTCCCCTTCATACTTCAATTGATTTACTAATATCACAGCATTATCATGCGCAGTGACTAGATTTTGTGGAATTATTATATTTTCGCTATCTAGTGGAATACTTAACTTATGAATCATACTTAAATAGTCCATGTAATAATTGAAATCGACTTTATTCTTTATAATCCAATTTTGAAAACGAACTATTCCTATATTGGTAGGGATTTTATTAATGTCTCTATAGTCCAAGTATTCTTCAATGCCAGGTACTAATTTTCCATTACGTTGTTTAATTCTTCTAGCTAGTTCAAACTCTATAAAGCCTCTGTCCGAGTTCTTAAAGAAAGGCTTGTTTTCTTTCAACCACTTTGCGTTAATAATACGCATATCTACCGATTTCCTGCATGCTCCTCGTGAGTAATTGATTTCTTGATACATCACCTCTTTTGCAAGTCGATGAGCTTTTATTTTCTGTAAGAATTCGATTTCTGTTCTGTATTTGTACATGCTTCCTATTTCTCTGAAATCGATATGTGGGATTTCTAAATATCTTAGTTCGGAAATGTTTTTAATTTTTTCTTCCCAACTATTCGGGAAAAACTCAATTGTTGAGTAAGGACCGCCGCTTAGACCGCCATGTATTGCCGTTAATCCATACCAGTACTTATTGTTTTGTCTTGTAACCTTCACATGTTCTTCTTCAGCAAACTGCTCAAAATTGACTAGATCAAATTCAATTATTTCTTTTCCTTCTTCCACTCGGTTCCAAAAGGCATAGCTTTGTATCTCAATTCGTTTCGCTGTAACTAAGATAATTCCGAACACACGCAGCTTTCCTGGAAACGTCATATTTGAATTTTTTCTTAAATTTCGTTCAATAACACTGCAGTTTTTTCGATTAGAAGCTAGAATAGTTTCTTTTTTGTTGGACCATTTATAAGTTGGAATCTGTGAGAAACACCAGTCAAAAAAGGCTTTTGGTGGCTTTAATTTATTATCAATATAGTTTTGCGCTTCTCTCTTCATAAGAAATCAAGCAAATCTAATTGCTCATACCCTTCATTCATCGTTGTTTTAACTGGCTTTTTCTTAGCTTTAACTTTCGCTTTTTCTGGTTTTGTTGCAGTTGCTTTAACTGTAGCCTGTACACTACTTTTCGGCACTTTTTCTGATATAAAATACTTTCTCACCCAGGAAAAAACCGTTTTGTCATCAATCATGGCCACACCTTCCGCCTGATGCTTTGAAGCCCTTGAGGAGCAGTATTTAACCGCCCCACTAATACTTCTATCATCTTTCATAATGCCTTCAAAAATCGCTTCTTCTTCTTGAGTACAGAGCCAGTTATGTATCACATCTTCAGCTCCGGAATGTGCTTCATTCATTTCAGTTAACATTTTATTTAATGCTTGCTCTTTTATACTTAACTTTTCGATTGTTGGCATTTTTTTATCCTCCTAACTAACTATCTAGCTCCATTCGCATTTCATTAAATGTTGAATCGATTTCTTTATCTGTCATTTTTAAAGCTTCTAGCAACGTGCACTTCTCTGTATGCACAAGTGAAGCAATCTGATGTTGAACACCTATTCTTCGTTCACTTAATTGTTGTAGTAGCTCTTTTTCTATCGTCTGCATTGTAGAAAACCTCCTCGTGTACTTTTCCTCGATATTGAAACCCTTCCGCCCCCGGAAGCATTTCGTATAGTTTACATTTATCATTGATGTAGCAAAATCCTATCTCAAAATTGAAAATCCAACGAAGTTCTTTATTAATAGGGTGATCATAATATCCGCAAACTGTAGTTACTTCCTTACCTAAAATCCGTTTGATTTCAGCTCTTGCCGCAGGATAATCTAATCTATCGTTTCTATGAGTTTTAAGTGGCTTTAAAGCTTCTTCCTTCCGCTTTTTTTTAGCCGCCTGCTCAGGATAGTAATCCATTAAATCAAATAAATTCAGCGCCTCTGATGGCATTTTCTCACCTCTTTATAAGGGCGGTTTCCCGCCCGGAAGTTTACTCCTCGGTTTCAAACTCTAAAGTTGCTTGATCATCATTTTCAGATTCTTGTTCTTCACTATCAGCTTTTTGTTCAGAATTACTTTTCCAGTCTTGCCATGCTTTTGCCTGTGGTGCTACAAATTTACGGTAATCGTCCAAGGTGTCTTGCATTTCTTGAAGTGGAGTACCATAATATTTAGCCAAGTCCACTAGCTCTTCCCCTTCAGTTAGCTTCTGCAGAACTTCTTTCCCTTCGAATATTCCTCCAGGAATGGTCATTGGTCCGCTATCACAAGCGAGAATATATTCATCAATCTCTGATTTGTTTATCACGCTAGAACGTTCTTCTTTTGGCAATTCTTCTAACTCTAAATCAAGTTTTTCTTGTGAGTACATCGCCACTGTACCGTCCTTGTGGACCATATACTTAAGAACTGGCTCTCGTGTTTCTGGATCAACCTTTTCACGGTAAGATATTTGGTTGCTTTCGAGCGAAGTATTTACTTCTCTACCTACGAGCTTCATAAGTTCCTCATTTTGGCCAGATAATTCATCTACGCCAACAACTAGTTTAATTTCCACCGTGTCATTCGGTTTCACCTGTACATTTCTAACCTCTGCGTAGCAATTAATCATTTCTTGTTCCTCCAATTTTTTAAAATAATTTTGTTTGAACTTCTGAAACTAATTCCGTTATGCTAACTTCCGTCCTAGCTACATCTGAATATCTCTTATAAGCGATTAATTCAACAATCTTGCCATCGTCACTAAACATAATTCCGTTAAGCGCATCTAAAATGGCTTTAACGTAGTTGTCAATGTCCGGACGTACTGCGGGGAATTCTTGTCCTAGCAGTGCTCGCTGTTTCCAAGCCTTAGATTTCGACTTAGGAATAGACACAAAAAATATTAATTTTATTTGAATAGGTGTGCCTATCGGCGTTCCTGGAGCATACATTTTTGCCACATTTGCAATTTTCTTTTTGTACTCTTTTGACTTAGGCGGGTCGTATGTTTGTGTGAATTTGCCTAAATTACGAAATCTTGGACGTTCTTGCGGATGCGGAGGAATATTAATCGTGAATTTTATCATTTTCTTCCCACCGTTCACGTTCCACTTGTTCAACTACTTGTAGTGCTTCTTTTGGCACCTGATAAATACTGTTGTTAATTCTCACACGTGCATTTGCTGAACCCATTCGTTCTATTTCGTATATCCCTCCTAATCTAAAAGGTGTCCCGGGAATTTTTTTAATGATTTCAACGTACTCAATTCGTTTCAAAATTATTAGCTCCTTTCGTTGGCGGCTCAAAAATGTAACCTACAATATCTCCCTGCAGATGTTTTATTTTCTTCACTTTTTTCCGTGGAACCATTTTTTCTGCATTATCAAATGCTTCTTTGAAAGTTCTAGCTTCTACCTCAAAACTTCTATTTTGACAAAGGCCAGAAATCCAGTAGATTTTCAGCCAAATTTTAAAAGTTTTCATCTGCATTAGATAAGACCTCATATCCATCAAATTTCCATGCGTGTAGCTTTAGCTGCTCTTCAACTTCTTCGGCCGTGTAACATACCGTTTTCGCTATTTTCTTGTCTAATAGCTTCCAGATGATTATATTTACTGGCGATGGTCCATCAAATCCGACATATTTCGGCATTTCCTTAGTAAGTATCATTTTTTAAATCCTCGCAATCTATAATTTTCTCCTGACATTTGAATTAAATTTCCATCTTCCATAATTCTGCTAAAATTACGTTCTCCATAGAAATTAAAAAGTTCATCTACGTTAAAGTTCGTAGTATAAACAGTGTGTTTCCCAACACGGCCTTCTACAATTTCGAAAATCTTTTGTACTGCAAAATCGTTATTTGCTTCTTTGATTTCACTTCCAAAATCATCTAAGACCAGGAGGTCTACGCTTTCGATTTCATTTAACAAATCTGCTTCAGTAAACTCACTCGCCTTACTAAATGATGATCTAATTTTTGTTAACAACTTAGGCGTGTTAATAAAAATCATCGTTGGTTTTCTCGTCTTTAACACGACATCACGTTCATTGTCTCTTTTTAGTACAATATCTATTTCACTAATATCTCGCATAATGGAAGCTGCTAAATGACTTTTACCAACGCCATAGGAACCTGTTAGTAGCAAGCTTCTAGGCTGATTAAGATTAAACGTTTCTACAAACCGTCTACAAACTGCCAAAGCTTTTGCATTCTCTTCATTCTCTGCGTGATAGTTTTCAAAACTCGCATTTTCAAGCTTTTTATTAATCATGCTATTAGAAAATATTTTGTTTAACTGGTGATTTCTATCGGCGTCAAGTGCTTTAGCTGCTAGCTCGGCATCTTCTTTTGCAATCTGTTTTCGGATTTTTTTCTCATCTGCTTCGGTAAGCGTATGTCTATCAATCCGTTCTTGTAGCTCCGAAATTATATTGGTCGCTGATTTTAATTTCTTGTTTTGCTGGTTCTGCTCGCGCATTCTTTTTAGCACCACCATTCCAGTTTTTTTCTTGTTCATCTGCTTCAGTGGTCGTTTTAACTCCATTATCTAACCAACCCCGCAAAACAGTATCAACAGTTTTCATTCTTCGTCTGTTCAGTTCAATTGCCTTCTTCATAGCGTGTACCGTTAACTCATTGCCCCCTAGAGAAATAAGTTTTTTTAGCAATTCTCTATCGAATTCCGATAATCCGGTAATTGCAACATTTTCTTCCCAAAATCTGTAAGCAGTAGTAGCAGTTGGTTTTTCATTGACAATTTTCTCAGGTAGTTTTTCTTGTTCGCTTACTACTGCTTTACTTTCCTTTACTTTACTTTCCTTTACTTTAGTTTGTGTACTTAATGCTGGCATTAACTCTTCTTGTTCCGCATTAATGTCATCATTTACAACATTAATGTTTGCAAAAACGATTTTAGGACATAAATTTATTACTTCTGGCCTATCTAGTAACAAGTACTCTAGTACTACTATTTGTTTTTTTCTTCGACCAATTGCAGTGAAATATCTCTCTTGAATCCCTAGGCTTGTCAATATTTGAAACTCACTAAAAAGGTTATTGTCGAACAAATCGTACTTAATGCAGTCATTAACTACCGTTTTCAATGTGTTAATGTCAACATTAACTCTTTTCGCGAACAGTATTTGTTCTGTTTCTGTCCACTTATAGTAAAAGTTTTGGCTATAAATCTTCATAAATAACTTGATCATTATTGCAAAACCAGTCGGCCCATGTAGCGTTTCGATTAACTGAAATTTATCATCATAATCAGCATCTACATCTAACGGAAAATAATCTAACCCCTCTTTTAAAGGCCTTGCCATATCATCACCACCTATACATAAACCGGTTTGCCAGTTAATGCTTGAATTTCTTTTTTAAATCGTTCAGGATCACCATTGCTATCTGAAATGTGTAACAAGTGAATTTCTCTAAGTTGCGATAAGTCATTTGCTTTCAAGAACTCTTTTACATTTTCTAAGCTGAAATGCGATTGTAAAACACGCTTTTTTTGAACTGGATGTATAACTTTATTTATTACATTTTCTTCTAAAATATCTGCTGAATAGTTACACTCAATCATTAAATAGTTAATGTTTTTGAATTTGTATCTTACAAAATAACTGTCTGTAATGAAAAGTAGTCTTTCGTTATTGTGTTGAATCATGAATCCTAAAGGCTCTAACGCGTCGTGTTCGGTCCGAAAAGGTAAGACAATCCATTCTCCGATGTTTTGAGCGTTTTTTTCTTTTAAAATGAATTGTCGACTGTCCGGAACATTTAAAGCAGACAAAGTGCCTTCTGATGCGTATATCTTAATGCTTGATGTGCGTAACATCTTTTTGACGCCAGCGACGTGATCTCCATGCTCGTGGCTGATTAAACAGGCTTCCACTGCCGATAAATCAAAATTTAGTGCTTTTCTTATTTTGTCGAAGTTTATACCACATTCAATTAGCAGTTGGGAGCGCCCGCTACTAATAACGTAGGCGTTCCCTTTGCTACCGCTTGCTATTGTCTTAATTTCCATATTAATAAGGTCTAGCAGGCGGTGTAGATTGCTGCTCACCATATATCGGTGGCATTTCTACATGCTCGGGCTCTCTTACTTCTTTAAAATCTGGCACTTCATTTTGCTGTGAAGGAATATCTAACACTTCTGCATTAGCATTTTGTTTAATTTCTTGTTGAACACTTGTTTCAGTGTTTTGTAGCGAACCTTGTTCTTCCTCTGTATACATGGCACCTAAGTTATCCGGAAAAGCTTCTCTCATCGCATTAACAACTGCGGTCTTACGCATCATTGTTAGAGGCATGGTATTCCAAGTTGATTGTCTTTTATTAAACTCTTTTTCACTGATTCTTACACTAACTGGCCTATTTCTATCTTTTCTAAAAACCTTTGCCCAGCCCCCTAATAATTTGTCTGAGGCTAGAGAAACTGCGCCTTCTAATTCAATAATTTCACCGCCCCTTTCCACAATTACACCTGCTTCGAATCCGTCATATTGTTCATGTGTTTCAGCACGTTTCATAAATGCTTCTTTAGAAACAATTATTTGTGCGGGTTTATCTGGACCTTTTGTATTTTTAAATTTAACTAGGTAGGCTTCGTTAAGAAATGGATTTAATTTTTGATATTTACATAACTGCAAAAACATGATTATTTCCTGGTCTGTAACCTCTGCATTTCCACTTACTAAATAATCCCTAATAATATTGCCAGATAGCTTTACTTCTTCTCCATTCACTTCAAATGTCGTTATACTATTGAGCAATTTTCCGTTTGGGTCGCTATAATTCTCTTTTGCCATCATTTATGCCTCCACTCTCAAATTTTCATCTGACTCAGAAACGATTAAGCTAACTAGCTGTGATTCTGTATGGATTAATTCCGTTACTGATTCTCTGTTGTCTACAAAAATTGGTGCGAGCACTTGAACATGCTCTGTTAGTGCGTTAATAATATCCAAACCACCATTAATGCGTGCAGCATTGTTTAATCCGGAATTGTAAGGAACACCGTTATAAATAGTTTCGCAACACTCATCAATCCCTCCGTTAATTTGAGTTTTGAATAACTTGAATGAAACATATTTGAACTTGCCGTTAATCTTATCTTCAAGAAGATTACATTTTGCTTTATTAAATCGTTCAATGAGATATAATCCCATTTCCAATTCGTCGTACTTAGCGCCTTTTTCTGCTGCTTCTTCTTCTAATTCCTGAATACGATTTTCTTGTTTCTGATTGCTATCAAATTTTGCTAAATCAGCTTTTAGATCACTTGCTTCAGCATTCAATTTATCAATTTTGATTTGAATCTCTGCTACTGCAGTTATAGAAGAACCTTTTTCATCACGCAGTTTTTCTTCAATCATTTCCAGTTCAGATTGTTTCTCAATGTAATTAGTAGAGTTTTCAACTTGTTTCAGTTGCGATTCTAACTCTGCTTTTTGTTGATCTAATATTTCTAGTTTCGATTGAAATTCAGTCTGTTTATTCTTATATTGATTGTTAATTTTAAATTCTATTTCAGTAATATCCGTTTCAATTTGATTTATTTCATCTTTTGTCGATTTTCCAGCTAGTTCATTTGCTTTGATTTTCTCTGCTTTTTCCTGATTAAATTTTTCAATCATAGAATTTAAATGATTAGAAGGGAAATCTTGGCCACAAGTTGGACATGATTTGCGATGTTCGTCAAAACGCTCTACTTGCAATGTATCCCATTCATTGCCGAGCTTTATTAATTCCTGATGCTTGGTAGCTAACTCTTCTTGTTTACGTTGAATAAGAAAAGCAGATTCTACAATTTCATTTTCTACATTTTTAAGTCCATTTCTTTCAGTAAATATTTCTTCCTTTTTGTTCATCAGTTGCTCTTGTACTTCTTTTTGCTCATTTGCTTTGATTTTTGTAAGCTCAAGTTCAATATTCGCTTTTTGCTTGTTTAGTTCGGTTTGTATTCCGCCGTTTTTCAAAGTAATTTTTTCTTGTTCGATAAGTTGAATCTGTTCTTCAATTACTGTTAATTCCCCTGAAAGATCACTAGGATTTAAGCCGGTTACATCTTGTTTGGCTTTAGTAGCTTCGTTTACAAGTTCGGGGATAAGTTCTAATCTTTTACGCAAATTTTTACGTTGTTCATTAATCTGAATTAATTTATCTTCAATCGAGTGTTTACCTAAGAAGGTGCTTAAGTCTTTCAGTGAATTATCTGCACTCATAACTTCTGCGTCTGTTATATCGCCTGCAATTTTAATTAGCATTGCACGTCTTTTTTTCCAGTCAAACTGTTCATTGAAATACAAAGGGTTAGTAATTAGTTTGAAAAGTTCCTCGTCTAGTAGCTCGCTAATAAATGATTTGTATTCATTTGCTTTCTTTTTGATCTCGTCGATATAATATTCTGTAGTATGACTTGTTAACTCTTGTTCTAGTTTTCCTTTTGATTTTGTCCACTTCTCCATATATTTTTTTGACAATTCTATTTGCTCGCCGTCGATATCCAACACAGCAGTTACAACATGATTCAACTTGTGAATAACGTTGCCTTGGGTATCCAGCGTTTTAATAGCAAAGTCTTTTTTATTTGTGCTGTCTTTATCGAATAAAAGCCATGTAAAAGCATCTAGTATCGTTGTTTTCCCCGAAGCATTCGCTCCGTATATTGATGTATTATCTTGAAAATCAACTTCTAGTTCCTTGATACCTTTAAAATTTTCTAGTTGAAGCTTTAGCAATTTAATTGTTTTCATCTGTTTTCTCCTTTGCATCTTGTTTGAAATTTTGAAATCCGTTTAATGACCCTTCTATTGCATGTTCAATGGTTTCATTTACGTTGCACACACAATCGTGGTCTTTCATAAATTCATATACTATTGCTTCGGCGATGTCCCCATACATCTTTAAGAGTTCGCTTTTCCCTCCAATTGCAGATGACGCACTGTGTATACCTTTTCCATCATTGAAGCTTACACTCACGGCACAAGTTATGCTTTCATTAAATGTAGCAATTGCTTGTAACTCAGTTATTAATTTTTTTGCCTCTTCAAATTTCACTTCTTCAATACTTTTTTGTGTCATCTTGAATCCTCCAATTTTTAAAATTTACAAACTTCATTTTCTGATTGCTTCAATTCGTCTTCTAATTTTTTTATTGTTTCAATCTTCTTCTCGTGATTAGCAATCCTTTCAGTTAGTTGTGCCGGTTGTTTCGTGTTTAATCGTTTGTACTTGAATAAATTAATCTCTAAAGCCTTGACCCTTTCTAATGAGTGGGTTCTTGAATTCTTTAAAATTTCAATGAGCTCATTAGTCTTAATTTGCATAATAAAGACCCCTTTCTAAAAAAAATAAATTTGTCAAAACGGGGCTAATCGCATATACTATAAGTAATTCAACTCTTATATTTAGCGAATAGCTATCTATGTCAGACTCGTGTTAGCGCACGAGTTTATTTTTTTGTCGTTACAATCATTACTCCTTCTACAATCGTGATGCTTTGTGTATCACCAGAATTCATTCAATTCACCATCCCACTCTTCAAAAGCCTCAAGAACTCTTTCAACTTTCTGCGATGCTTTATGCATGTTCAACATCCAATTTTGAATAACTCCAGTGTCTACATTTGAAGCAAATCTATCTCTAGCAAAATGTTCACCGTCTAAGGACATATCTACCATGATTCCTTTGAAAGTTTTCTTTCCGCTCTTATCATTGATAGGTGTTAAAGTCACAATATACGTAGTATCTTCAATCTTAATTTTTTTATACAGTGGTCTTATTTCCTCCATTTTCTAAATCCTCCTTCTTCGCTTTTAAAAGCCACTATTAATGCTACAAACACTCCAAATCCAACAAACAATAATCCTATACTCATTTGTAAATCCAACTTTCATACCAGCTGGCAAATCCAACATTTTTTATCTTCTTGTATAACCTTTTAGCATTTTCTATTAGGTTTATCAGCCCGAGTAACACGAGTATCCACACAATTGCTATCCAAATCGGTATCGACATTTTTCTTTTCCCAACCCTTCTGATACGCATAAAGCGCTATATTCATTACAATTCCAAGACTCAGTGTTATTAAGACTGCTATTAACATTTTTTTCGCTCCTCTTCTTCCAGTTTTTTTATTATTCGTGGAAAAGATCGGCTCTTGAAGAAGTTAAACATTGCTTGTTCCTGCTCTTGAGTTAGTTCTGTATAAACTATTTCAACCTTCACAGCATTTTCTTTATCACAAACTTTGCTCATATTTCCAACACCTCAAATCCATTTTTTTTGTTTCCAACACTCATCTTGTTCGCTAATTAATTTATAAGCATCAATATTTAAATAATCACTTGCAAAAAATAAAAGATTATAGCCCCAGCCCAGTACATCAATAAGTTCTTTTAAATTATTTCTTGCTGATTCACGTTCATTAGTTGTTAGCTGATTAGCCGGCTTAACAAGAATTTTCATTACCTCGTCAATATTTGCACTAAATTCGTTAGCTTCCTGTTCATACATTACAAGGAAACTTAATGGATTCTGATTCACGTATTGTCCGGAAAAAACGTCTGGGACCAATTCAGTAAATTCATGAGATAGCGCTAATTTGAATAAGTTGCTCTGTACATTATTTAATGCTGTAATGGCTATATCTTGCTGCATCTTTCGCCTACCTGTTTGTATATGGCTTACATTAGGTCTACTTGTTAAAAGTATGTCTGCCAATTGCTTTTGAGGTAGTTCATCAGTATATTTCATTATTTTAGATGCATTAATTGAAGATTTTATTACTGTCACATGTTCTCCTTTCCGATGTATCATTGTTGTTCCGCGTGATACACAAATATGAAATATTATTGATTCATTACGTAACTTGTTTCTTTTCGTTACATTAAGTGTCAAAAAAAAGAGTCCAATTGAACCCAAGTTCATCCGCAATTCTTTTAGCAACATCAACACTAGGGTTTCGACTTCCTAGTTCATAAGAGGTGTATGTCACCCTACTTATGCCAACTTTATTGGCTATATCTCTCTGACTTATATTTTTTTTGTTACGTATTTCTTGTAACCATATACGCATTTTGTCACCCCCTTAAAAAAGTTTCGTTTCGTTACTATTACAGTATAAGTTACATATTGTAACTTGTCAAACATTATTTGTTACAAAAAGAAACTTTTTTATTTGTTACTATATGTTACCATGTCATTAAGAATAGAGGTGTACGTATGTTCGCAGAAAGATTACGTGAGCTTAGAAAAATTGAAAGAAAAACACAACAACAAATGGCTGATTTGCTTGGTTTATCCAGGCCAGCATATACTGCCTATGAACTTGGCAGAAGAGAACCTGACTTTGAAACATTAAACAAATTAGCTCAAATATTTGGGGTTACTGTAGATTATCTACTTGGAAGAAGTGATGTTAAAAATCTAAACGTCGACGGATTTACCATGAGAGAAGAAATAGACATGAAAAAACGTATAGATGCACTTAGAAAAGATTTAAAAAGCGGCGATGGTTTACTATATGATGGAGAGCCCATTTCTGAAGAAGCTATGGAAAGCATTTTAGATGCAATGGAATTCGCTGAAAAACAAGCAACTCGTATCAATAGAAAGTACGCACCTAAAGACAAAAAAAATAATATAGAGTAAAACGGGGGTATTCTATATGTGGCCAAACGAGATGATGGAAAACCTTAAAAGTAAACATTACACATCTGATCCATTTGAATTGTGCGAAATACTTAATATAATTGTTACGCCTTGGGATTTGGCAAATGAAACTAATGGGTTTTACAAGTATGTTCGTAGAAACAGGTTTATTTTCTATAATAGTAATCTTTCTGATTATCAGGTTAAGTATGTTGTAGCTCATGAGCTGGGGCATGCTGTATTACACACCCGATTAAATGCGACGTTTACTAAATCTATACATTGGTCTAATTTAAGTAAGATTGAGTTAGAAGCACATCAGTTTGCTATAAGCTTGCTTCTTTCCGATTTAGACATTGAAAAATTTAATACAAAGACCGAGATTTGTTTGTACACTGGAATACCATTTGAGATGAAAGAATTTATAAAGGTATAAACGCTTTGCGATTATATAAATAAAAAGAAAAAAGGGAGAGAACTTCATGGAAATGAGTAGAAAAGCAGAATTTGTACTTGGATTAATCGGAGGAATAACGGGGATATTAACAGCTATAATTGTAATGTCAGTTGGTGGAGCTGCATCACTTTTTGAGGCTGAGGGAGCAGGTTCTGTAACCACGACTGGTTTTATTGCACTATTGTTCTCAATTTTGGGATTGGTAGGTTCATGTATTGTTAAAAAACATCATTTATTGGGTGGTACTTTTATGATTTCGGCTGCACTAGGAGGCACTATTAGTATATCCTTGTTTTATATTGTTCCACTTGTGCTTTTCGCTATAGCAGGATTAATGGCTGTGATTCGTGGAGGGCGCTTTACATCTCTATTAAAAAAATGGTGGTTCTATTTATTAATAGCTGCAGCAATAATCATTCCAGTTATTGGTTATGTAGCAAGTGACTCTGATGGAACAAAAGCTGATGAGGATGTGTCTTCAACATCAGATACTTCAAGCGAAGCAACAGATGATAGTGCAAGTGATGATACTTCGGACGATGCTACATATGATGATAGTTCTTCAACTGATGATTCTGCAGATTCGGACGAAGGAACAAGAGCAAATCCAATGCCTCTAAATTCGCCTCTTTCATTGACAGGTACTATGACGGATACAGATACTTTTGACAGTTTTGAAGCGAGCATGGATATTACTTTAACTGAAACTATTCGAGGAGATAAAGCCTGGGAATTAATAAAGGCTGAAAACCAGTTCAATGAAGCCGCTCCAGAAGGAAAAGAGTACATCCTAAATAAAATCAAGGTAAAGGCATATGATATTGCTTCATCGGAAAATAAATTCAATATGAGTGAATCTGATTTTGAATATATCTCAGGCACAGGAACAACATATTCATCTGATATCTCTGCAGTTATACCAAATGAATTGGATTCTACTTTATATAATGACGCTACAGGTGAAGGATATATTTATGGAGTTGTAGATAAAAGTGATAATGCACCACTTGTTAAGTTTCTTCAATTTTATTTCAAAACTAACTAAAACAAAGACTTGCCCTTTCCGGGCTTTTCTTTAACCTCAAAAGCAGAACGTACGTACCCTTTTGGAAGGAGCAATTTCATGACTGTAGGAATTTATATTAGAGTTTCCACTGACGAACAAGTAAAAGAAGGCTTTTCTATATCAGCACAGAAAGAGAAGTTAAAAGCATATTGCACAGCGCAAGGATGGGAAGATTTCAAATTTTATGTCGATGAAGGTAAATCAGCTAAAGACATGCACCGCCCTCTTCTACAAGAAATGATTACACATATAAAAAAAGGACTTATAGACACAGTCCTAGTATATAAATTAGATCGTCTTACTAGGTCAGTTGTAGATTTGCATAATTTATTAAGTATATTTGATGAATATAACTGTGCATTTAAAAGCGCTACTGAAGTCTATGATACTTCTTCCGCTATGGGCAGATTTTTCATTACAATAATAAGTTCAGTTGCTCAATTTGAAAGAGAGAATACATCTGAACGTGTTAGCTTTGGGATGGCTGAGAAAGTGCGGCAAGGAGAATATATACCTCTTGCTCCATTTGGTTATGTTAAAGGGCCTGATGGGAAACTTATTGTAAATGAAGCAGAAAAAGAAATATTTTTACATGTAGTAAATATGGTTTCTACTGGTTACTCATTACGACAAACCTGTGAATATTTAACAAACATTGGTTTGAAAACAAGGCGTTCAAACGATATGTGGAAAGTATCTACACTGATTTGGATGTTAAAAAATCCTGCTGTCTATGGCGCAATAAAATGGAATAATGAAATATATGAAAACAAACATGAGCCTCTAATTGATAAGGCAACATTTGATAAACTGGCGAATATTCTATCAATAAGAAGTAAGTCGACAACAAGTCGTCGTGGCCACGTTCATCACGTTTTCAAAGGAAGATTAATATGTCCTCAATGTGGAAAAAGATTATCAGGATTAAGAACAAAATATGTAAATAAAAATAAGGAAACTTTCTATAACAATAACTATCGTTGTGCTACCTGTAAAGAACATAGGCGTCCAGCAATACAGATAAGCGAGCAAAAAATAGAGAAAGCATTTATTGATTATATTTCAAACTATACTCTCAATAAAGCTGATATCTCTTCTAAAAAATTAGATAATAATTTGAGAAAACAAGAAATGATTCAAAAAGAAATTGTTTCACTTCAAAGAAAACGTGAAAAATTTCAGAAAGCATGGGCTGCTGACCTTATGAGTGATGATGAATTTTCTAAATTAATGATTGATACAAAAATGGAGATTGACGTTGCAGAAGATAGAAAAAAAGAATATGATGTATCATTATTTGTGTCTCCTGAAGATATTGCTAAAAGAAATAACATTCTTCGCGAACTGAAAATCAATTGGACTTCATTATCTCCTACTGAAAAAACAGATTTTATAAGTATGTTTATTGAAGGAATTGAATATGTAAAAAATGATGAAAATAAAGCAGTTATAACGAAAATAAGGTTTTTATAAGTAATTGTCATTCAGTCTATAATATTATTTATAGACTTTTTGTCAAATATAGTGATGTGTACCTATAGCCCATCCGTCGCGCAATGAAAGCTTGGGTGATTCCTCGCTGCAACCGTAATTCTCGAATTTTTGTTGTATTAATTCTTCTGGTGTCTACTGTTTTCAT